GTTCGGTTGCGATTTCAATCAACGAGTCCAGCTGATCGCTGGAGTACTGGCGCAGGGCAATACCTAGAGGCTTATCCTTGAACTCTGTAGCGGTGATGTACTTCCGCGCCATTATGCCTCCTTAGGTTACTTTCCGCTTTTTCTTGTTTCGGAACGCTGATGGGATAAGCTTTGCTGCTGCAAGACGCGCCCGAGTAATTAGGCGAAGCCTACGTCGCTTAAAAGCAATCTTACGCGTTGGTGATACAGATAACTTTTTGTTTTTAGCAAACTGGCGAGTTAGTCTACGCCTGTTTGTTACCTTGAAAAATGGTCGTAGCTTCGCCATTGAATGCCCTCCATAACGCTGTACGGTATGCGTCCCATGAGAAGTGCTTTGCACGCTGGATTCCCTTAGCTCGCATCTGCTCTCGCAGCGACGGGCTTAGGAACATCTTCTCAATTTCTGCCGCGATTGACTCAGGGCTGAGATTTGCGTATCGGCTATGACTTTTGTTAACTACCCAGTCATATGGCTCCATAAGAATCCCAGCGTCACCCACCACTTCAGCGCCAGCGCCGTACTTTGTGTGTGCGACAGGGAGTCCACATGCCATTGCCTCAACAAGTGGGAGACCAAAGCCCTCGACCTGCGAAGGCAGGACGAAGCAGTCAGCCATATTGTAGAGATCAACAAGACCAGGATAGTTATGGGATGTGAGAGCAACTGCGTCATTGTGCTTTGCGTGCTTTCCAGAGAAGAGCACGGTCGAGTTGGTGAGCAAGCTGAGGGAGATCGTGTCCACCAAGATGGTAGTTGTCAAACGGCACTGTGTGCGCGTAGAGCACCACTTGCGGGTGCTTAGAAGCTACAATCTTGATCGCCTCGAATAGCCGAGGCCACTGCTTACGCTCAACGTTTTGAGCAACATTCATGACGACAAACTTGTCATCCCAACCTACCGACTCACGAAGGTGTCGTCGGTGTTCTGGCTCATACTGGTAGAAGTCATCAGATACCCCATGGTATGCCATCGTTGACTCAAGTCCATTGCGCTTGAGTTCATCTACGCCATACTGCGAGCATGTAATGATTTTCAAGTTCGGTGTCTGCTGTAGCACCTGAACCCAGTTGTAGTTCATCGGAGCACCCTCAATCGGCATGTAAACCGTAATCGGGTACTTGATCAGATCTCGGCGTAGTAGCCACATGACTACCGTTGCTGGATCTGCAATGATGTGTACTGCATCAATCTTATGCCTTTTAAGCGTGACTGATACATTCTTCCAGCCAATTGCATCTTTCTGCATTGACTCAATTGGATAGTAGTGATGTCCTTTGCCAAGATCACGCTTCTGCGTGTCCTGACCTCCAATGACCACCAGCTGGTGACCGACAGACTTCAAGTGCTCTACAGCGACTGAGTTGACGATTCCGAAACCAGTTTTAAGAAACGGTGAATCACCGAGCATGAGGATCTTCATGCTACTTCATACCCATTCATTCGCATCCGATCTACCCAGTGGTAGTTCTCGGCTGGAACGTAGGCGACCCCATCTACAACTTCAACTTCTCCGTCATAGAACGTTTCTAGACAGTTGACCCTTTCCCAGTTTACTGGGGCAAGCATCTTAATGAAGCCTTCTCGATCTTGAGTTTCACTCTTGTCGAGATTAGCTGTAATGAATTCCATGCTGGCTTTCTTAGCCTTTGGCATCATGTGCCTCCTTCTATGTGGTGTGTAGGGGGATGGATTTCTCCACCCCCCTAGCAGCACCTAGTTCACGCTAAAAAATTAGATCGTGAAGTTCTTGAGGCGCACTGGGCGACCCTCAAGAGCGAAGCCGAAGTACCCCTTGATGTAGAAGTCTTCAGCGTCCTTGGTCTTAGCAAGCATCTCCATCGTGAAGTCCTGGTTCACGATAAGCTTCGCGTCAGCACGTCGGAAGACGAGAATCTCGTTCTCCTCGTAGTGGTCATCCGTAACGATCGGCACGCCGTCGTACGAAAGAACGCGGAAGCCAGCGCCAACCTCAACTCGGTCGAGGAAGCGCTGCTGACCCTGAAGAAGGGCACTGATCTTGCGTCGAACTGCGCGGCTCGTCATGATAACGTCAGCCTCGCCCTTCGTGTCGTCAAGAGCCTTGTCCAACATGGCAAGGGTGAGAGCGGCAGCCGAAGCGTCCGTCGTACCACCCTCATCGCCAGGGGTAGAAGTGTTGATCTGATGCTTGATGCCGATGATACCAGCATTGGTATCTTCGGTGCCGTCGCCGACGCAGATCGCCGTGGCGAGTCGCTCAGCAATCACGCCCGAGTGGACGCGAATCTCTTCCTGTAGCGCGTTGACAACGCCACCAGCAGCCGCGATAAGCGGACCAGTGACTTCACCACGGGTGTACAGGTACTTGACGGTCTTTGCGACCTTAGCGTAGGTCGAGCTTGAAGCGCTTGGAAGTGAACCACCATCGGTGCTGAATGCAGCCGTAGGAAGCCCGCTTCGCTTGCGGATGTAATAGGTCTGTGTAGGCCAGTTTACACGCGTTACAACGCTAAGAACAGGTGTAGCCTTGGCAACGTAATCGCGAATTACTGGATCGACTACCTCTGGGAGGAGGTATGCACCAGTAGATGCGACGGACGTGCTAAGAGCTCGCTCAATGTCAGCCATTGAAAGTCTCCTTAATTATTATTACTTGTAGATATTACCGAGAGCGTACTTCAACTTATCCTCATTGCTCATTGAGCCGAGGTCTGGAAGTCCAGTCTCAAACTTTTCGCGGACAACGGCAGCAGGCAACTTGCCAGCAGGAAGCTCTTCGAGCTTCTTGATGTATTCAGCCTGCTTCTCGACTGTCTCGCGGAGGACTGCCGTGCTCTCGTCAACCTTAGAGGTGACAAAGGCGGTAATAGCCTCAGCAAGGTCGCGGCGAACCGAAACCCCGTTAAAGTCCACATTCTCATCTGCAGGGGCATCTTCAGTCTTAGCGACTGGTGCTTCTGCTGCAGCCTGCGGTGCGTCGGGCTCAAATACCCCGAGCGTCTCGAGTTGCCCCTTCAACGCGTTGAATGCTTCGACAAGCTTCTCGGCATCGCGCTTGGCGATGCGTGCACGCTCGACGACTTCACCGTTCTCCTCAGCGGGAGCAGCAGCCTCTACAGGCGCAGCCTCCACAGCGGGAGCTACTTCAGCTGCAGGTGCAGCCTCAGCAACGGGTGCTTCAACAACGGGGGCTTCGGTCTGCTCGGTCACCTGAGCGGCAACGGGTTCCGCAGACTCATTTGCGGCGACGTTCTCAACCACTTCGGTTGCGTCGCTCTTAACGAGCTCTTCTGCCATATTTTCTCCAATCTCCTCGCCCTCGATGGAGCGAGCGAGCACAGTGCCGAACGACGGTACCCACGAGGGGCGCGTCGTGTTGCTAATTTCCTTCAACTTAATCTTGAGGAATCGGATAACCTTTTCTCCAGAGGAGGGGTCATCAATCATGCGGTACTGGACACCATCTCCAGCGATCGACATCCCATACTTCTTACCACGCTTAATTCGGCTATGCAAATACGCCGCTGCGGGGTTATCTGGGTGTAGGCGAACTTTGATGTTCAACCTATAGTCGCTAGAAACAGAGCCATCCACAACTTCTCCAAGTTCGCGGAGGACACCATCTTTCATGTGATGGTCTAGGTAAGGTAGTGGATCACTATCGGATGCGCGAGATACAATCTGATCCGCGAAGTCCTGAATCGCAGTGGGGTCCATCTCAGTCCCATGAGAATCTCGCTCGGGACCTGATGCCTGTCCATAGAGGAACAGTCCGCCATCCTGCTCTTCGGCACGATCGACTGGGAT